ATCAAAATTAAAGAAAAAACCAACCCGTGATCCCCATATTGTTGTTGGCAGCGAGTATGATCCGCCAATAATCAAGCGGCCTTCATGGAATGTCGCAGTTCTTGGCCAACCTCTTGAAGCCGACCAAGAATCTTCATAACCAGTCTCCAGTGTCCAGTCGCCACTCGCAATCGCAGTGGTAGAGAAGAATGGGACATCTGTTACTGCCGTGACAACGGTAGCAGAGGTGAAGCCTGTGATCTTTGCCCGCCCGAAATTATCGTTGGACTGGATATATTGATTAATATGGCTGGAAGAAAAAACACTGGCACTCGCTGTTAAGGTTATATTCCCCGTCACAACGCTTGGCGTCAAAGTGGCAGACGGTTGACTGCTTCCCGGCAAGAAATCATATTTTGGAATAAAGTCGAAAGCGATATCCGAGACGGTCCATAATGTGTCATTAGCGCCGCGAACGATCTTCAGAGATTGCATTGTCTCTTCAAACAGAAGCATCGTATCGGCGCTCTGTGTCCACCAAAGGTTCGGTATTCTCGCACTTGTCATGCCATCCGTGACACCGGAAACAGAACTGGAACAATCGAGATAATCATTCCCCGTTCCATTGATGTTAGTTATCTGCACGCTCTCTTTAAAGATGTATGCCCTCGTGGCTGTGAAAAGAAACATATACGTCTGTGTGGTCGAGAAGGCGAACGGCGCGAGACGCACGCCCGATTCCGGAACCNCAGCAGATGGAATTGTAAAGACATATCGAAGGCCAGGGCGGCGCTCTACCGATCCTTGCGGCTTGCAGATGACATTCCGCGCTCTCTCTAGCGCACTCTCATACTGCTTTAAATCGATTCGACCTCGTAATTCTGGATTAATTTCTCCAACTGCGAAATTAGTCTGAACCTTAATCACACGGCCCATGTCAGCCTGCCATCCTCGCGTCAATGATGGGAAAATCNGAAATAAATTGCGTGCTGGANCCTTGCCCATCAACGGTAGCAGCTTGACGAAAAGCCCCNCCTCGCCCCGCCTCGGACGGGATGCCGATNGCAATCCTCTCCCAGTGCTGNGCNTTNGTNATNTGATCNGTNANNGGCTCNGNANNNTNGCCACGCCATCGCATATTTTAAAAGCTGCACAAAGTAAGAGGGCATCTCAGCTTCAAGCGGGATCGCCTGATAGTCGATTGTAATAGTCGAAAAGTCGGTTTGGATTTCTTTCTGATACAGTTCCCAGCCGCCGACGACGGGATGCGCTCCCACTGCGCTGGAAACGAACACAGCCCTTGGCACTCCCGTCAGACTGTCAGAGGGCATGGGATAGGCATATGTCCATTCGTTGATCGGCGCTATCGCCGATTGTGCAAGGTCACCTTTCTTAATTGAAAAAGACCAGGCATACATGGAAAGCATCATGGCGCGCACATCAGGATAAAGCGCTTCGCATATTCCAGCCTGTGTCGAGCCATCACCGAATGATGAGATTGTATTCTCACCAAGGAGAGTTAAGGCATGAGAGCAAATAGAAACATCGGTGTCATTAATTGCCATGCCGTAACTCCGCTATGAAGCGGCCGGGAGAGAGAATGCTGGATACATACATCGAACCCCCCCGGCCACAAGCACTTCGGAAGTTTGTCGGGAAAGGGGAATAACCCGACAAACCGCCGAAACAGTTGACCGACTATCAGTCGGAATCGGTGTTCGTAATGGTCAAACCATCGACAATATCGACAACGCCCGATGCGTTGGAGTTCACATATGTCCAAGTCAGCACGGGAGTGCCGCCCGTGGACGATGCGATCAACATGGCATCATTCACTTTCAATAANTCGCTGGCGTCATTGAAGTAAGCCGCCGTATTGCAAGTGGCAATTGTGTCACTCGTGGTATACGACCAAATCTGAGGCGCATTGCCTGCTTTGCTTTGNCCCCCAATGGGCTGAAGGCCCGCTACTGCATAAGCCATTNGNNNTACTCCNTACNNNNTANANNTTNANNNTGNCTTCGTCGTCTATCGAGATGGCGCCTGAAGACAGCATACAAGTAGTAAGCCATGACGCCTTTTCGGGAACATAATTCACTTCTACTTTGATCCCGATACCCTCGGCATACCCGACAGCGTCTTTATGCCACGCAAAAAGCGACCGATCAGAAGAGCCGTCAATAGCAAGACCGCCTTCAGTCATGTCACCGAGCATTATGATCTTGAATCCCATCCAAGACCCGACGCTTCCTTCCATCAAATTTTTTGCCGTCACAAAATCAATTGATGTGACTTGGCTTTCAGACAGAAGACTAGCCAAAGAATCAGCATGAATAGCCATGTACCGATCTTGTGCTGGACAATTCTTGCCGTCCAAGAGACGTTTCGCTTCGCGCACCTTTGCAAAATTAAGGTTCGTATTCGAGCCGCCGATGGAATTGGCAACCGTCAACGAGGTACTGGAAGCTGTAAGCGCATCGAGCTTGATCTGATCTGCACGCCGGCCGATAGCATTCGAGACAACCTGAACAAGCTCTTTACGCTCATCATAGTTGACCTTTTGTTGATCGAAAATCGATGTATATTCCGATGCATTGTAATCGGCTAACGTGGCAACTGCGTTGGAGTGCGTGACATTCAATGGCACGACATCGGTTTGGGGAATGTGAATCGTCGCACTCGCCTTACCAATCTTTGGGAATTGAACAGTGCTACCCACCACGCCCGTCCGCGTGCGACAACTGCCGCTCAACTTCTGGATAGATTGGTAAGCCTGTTTTACCTCTGCCGCAAAGAGCTTGGTAAAGTTTGTGCTGAGAGATACCGCCATCTCAAAGCTCCTCTTTTCAAGTTAAATTTGATCGCCAATCAGGTGGGGAACAAATTCCGGCTGTGGCTTGCGGGCAGGTTCCCGCCGTACCAACCGACTCGAAAAAAAGATCGAGGTAGGGTTGCCCCAACAATTTCAAAAACTGTGTGAAATGTCAACAGGCTTTTTTTGATGTATAGAAATCAACTGAGCGTGGGCATGTGGCCTTCATCCCTCGGATTCATCCTTTCAAGCTGTTGATAGACTTTTTGTCTAAACGCTGGATCGGTATTATATTTTGGATCGGCGATTAGATTTTCAAATTCCGCCTGCGTTGGCACATCAGAAGTTTCAGGAGAAGCGTGTACTGGAAGAGCCTTCTCGCCATAGTATTGCCGCAACCGAGTCAAGGCACGAATACCATTCGCGGTTCCTCCCCAAACCTTGAACTCCTCGAAATCATCGCTTGTCCAGGCACCCTCTCGAACCATCTCTTGCGCCCATTTCACATGACCATTGATTACAGCCTGTCCATCAGGGCCAAGTTTTTCCAATTCCGCCGTTTGATCAAATTGCTCTTCCTCGGCCGTATTCTCAGGCATGTTGTTGGCAACAAGACCAACGATGGATTCAAAATCATCCTGTGTCAGTCCACGCTCGCTTGCTACCTTCTTGAAGGAGTCAAGAAGAGCGTCATCTTCAGCCACCTTGTCATCAAGAAATTTTAGGTCATATGCGCTATCTTCTGGAACAATATGTTTCCCGTTGCGTAATTTCTTGTATAGCTCGTTCTGGCTTTTTGCCAAACTTTCAAAATCTGCGCCCTTGTCGCCATCCCAAAACCGATCAGGAAGCCATTCAGGCTTTTCGTCTCCAGTCGATGGATCAATGTGCGACGGTTCTGGCACAGGCTCCACGGTTGCCTCTTCCGCTGGTGAAGTACTCTCCACCTGGGCCAAAAGCCCCTCCTCTGCCGGCGCTTCCGCGGCTTCGCGTGCAACTTCATTCTCAGCCATCATTTTCCTCGCTGTTTAAACGCTCTTCACTCTGTTGGCTCTCATCAGCATTTCTCGAATTAACGTGTTCTGCCCTTCACGGTAGAAACCGAAATCAGTGGTATATCCAGGCGCCCAACAAGGTTGCGTGAGATACGCNGCCNTCAACCNNTCCANNACCNTCTCACCATCCGGNGAATCAAAAACATGCGCCAAAGCACGATCCACAGCCCCTTGCTCAGTATCGCTTTGTGGCGGCGGTAAGGGCTGTTCAGCATTTACGCCCGCCCATCCCGGTGCGGTAATATCGAAGATTTCAGCATCAGTCATTGGCCAATGCCTTTTGCCAATTCACCACTAAAAACCCCTCCGCTATTTGATCTGCCTATGGCGAACTGTTCCGCCTCTTCTTGAGTGGAAAAGGAGGGAAATTTTTTACCGGATTCCTTCATATACTGAAGCGCAAACTCACGCGCTTTCTTTTCGCCAAGCTCAACGATACCATCGGGGGTCATCCATATGCTTGGAATAAGCGTTTCCCTACCATCTATTTGCACTCCGATTAAGCGTTCAGTAGATCGCGTGCCGTCTTTGTTGTCCCGAAATTCTCCCCTTACCAGCGGCCGGGCATCATCAAGAATTAGCCCCATTCGGCGAGCTTGTCGGCTTGTTATCCGGCCTTTTTGGATGTATTTACCAGCGGCCGGCGGCTTTTCACCATGCGGCATTTTATTTTTCCAATTCAATCAAGCTGCCGGTGCCGCTTCAGGCGGTGGTGCTTCGCCCCCTTGCGCCATCTGCTGCTGCGCCATCATTTGCTGCGCCGCCTGCTCTATTTGCATACGCTCTTCATCATTAGTACGCAGTTGCATCGGCACACCAAGGCGATCAGCAACCCAGTCTGATATAGCATCCATCTTGACCGTAGCAATGCCCGCCGGCCCCATTTGTGTGGCAATACCCACCCATTGCATCACATCTTGAATGTCATCCATGTGTTGTGCCTGCGCCAACGGCGACACCGGAACCACCTTGATCTCCTGGCCGTTGATCTTCAGAGGCAGCTTGGGGATAATCCGCGCCTCTTCCATCACCGCCATCGAACGAATGACAATTGGCACCATCGTTTCCGAGATAAGTCGGCCAAACGCGGAGCCAAGGTTGGTAGCGAGTTCACGCATCCTCTCGACAATCTCGGTAGCGCTACGAGCGCTCATATTATCCGGGGGAAGGCTATCATCGAGAAGGATGCGCTTTATGTTCATCCGCAGGTCTTGCAAGACAATCTGTGTCAATTGCAGATCGCCGGCACGCGGAAGCGCCTGGAGCGAAGCACCTTGCGGCCCAGAATTTCTTGCCACGGGGATCACTGCGCCAGGAATAATTCGGATTGTCTGGGGATTCAGTACTCCATCATCAACCGCCGTATAGACGCCGGCAACCGCAATGCTGGCATGTTTCAGGAGTAGCTCAACGGTTTTGTTGAGCGACATAATATCATCGATTGCTTGAACGACTGGGCCTCTTCCAAAAACCTCCCCAGACACTTTCATGTAACGGCTCACCACCCAAGGTGATGTTTTGAGATAACGATAGACGAGCATATCCGCCTCACCGCCATCACCCTTGTAGCAAATGTAATAACTAAAGCCGCCATCACTGGCATTAACGATGGTACTTTCTTGAAGCTCTACCGACTCTTGCGGCTTGTCTTCTGCCAGCCTCTTTAGTGTTTCCGAAAGTTTGGCATCCGGCCATTCGCGTATGACGTTTTCAACAGGCATACGAATTTTCCGGTAGACGTTTTCCACATCGCCCCCCGGCCCCTCCTCCAAAGCCACTTGGAATTGTGGGATGGCGCGAAAGTTTATCGGCTTCAACACGGTGCCGGGCTGAATGAGCATCACACCNGTTCCNACAGCCAAGTCCATTAGAAACTCACCAAGGGCCAAATCAAAATTGGTTTGCCGGATCAACGTGAAAAATCTATCTGTCAGATTCTGACAGCCTTGTCGGACATTGGCGTCTTCTTCTTCAGGTATATCAGTGCCTGGCTGGAGAACCATCCAATGCTTATCCGGCGGAAACAAGCCAGATTGCAAACGATTGGCAAATCGATTCACACCATGAACGGCAGTGCTGTCGAATACTTCGCTGGTTTTATGCTTCCCCGATGTGCCGGAAGTCCAGCTTCCATCATACAGGTTTCGCTGTGGCAGCGCATACTTATAACATTTCTCGTAAAGCGGGCGGAACTCTTCCTTAGTAGCCCAAGCAGCATCAAAGCGTGACTTTATTTTCTCAACCGTTAGCGACGGCTTGCGTTTAGATCGTCGAGCCATAATTTTGTCTATTAAAAATCAACCCAGAAGAGCCTAGCGTCGAGTCTGCTGGTGTTTGAGAAAGGAGAGGACGCCTTCTCATCCTTAAATTACGCCTTTGCGCGGCCAAAGTTGCCGCGTCGTCATACAGGGGAGATTTTTCAGCCGCCGCCACTGGTTCTTCTTCTTCTTTAACATCTGCTGGACCCAGTGGTCGTACTGGCGGTCTGTAGAAAGGTGACCTTGGATCACGATATGCCCCACTCGTCAACCAATTGGGCGCACCACCAGGGCCAGACACTCC